TCGTAGGCTCCGACAAACGATAAACCAGATGGCTGTTGCAATACACGAAACTGTGGTCCAGTTCCATTGCCATAATAATCCATTCCATACAAAGGAACATTATCAACATCATCTGCTTCCGCACCTAATATACCACGAGAAACATTTTGCATCTTCAAAGTAGATTTGTGATCATACTTAATCTTCAGTCCGATCAAATCAAGTTTGACGACTGACATTCGAGATGCAATAGAGACAGGCTGAAACTGAATATACTCGAATGAATATTGACCATTTCCTTCTTGATATACACGAGTTTCATCGGCAAACCATAAAGCTATAGTATCGAAAGTTTCTATGCCGGTAACCGATGTCCATGTCGTCGACGTTAAACTGGAAGCTTCATCGCGACGAAATTGCATATAAATCTTATCTCCCACTTGAAGTGGCAAAGCTTCATTAATAGCTACAGGACAAAATCCTGCTTTTTTCAATAAAAGCTTAATAACACTACCCCACATCATTTGTTGACATTGTTTGGCGGGGTGGCTGATATGACCAATCGTCACAATTTGTTCCGCTGGTGTTGCTGTAAAGACTGCTCCAAATTCACAAGTTTTTGAAACACCTTCTCGAAGAATCTTTCCACGGCGAGATTTTCGAAATTTAGCAACTTTTTTACGACCTTTTATGAATCCACCGCTACGGCCTGTGGATTGGGTAGAACCCCGTTTAAGTACCACATTGTTGCCGACCATAGTACCAGTAGCGCTGCCGCCGCTAGTTTGTGTCGTTGCCGTTCGAGCATTTCCAAGGTTCTTAAGGACCGTGTAGACCTTTCTTCCGACCTTGTGTCCGGACTGGGCATCTCTAACAATCTTCCAGAGCTCGTCTCCGGCTCTGGCTGTATTTCGGCTAGTAGCGGCAAGCTTTTGCAGATTTTGGATTCCATACTGACGCACCATTTTTTTTTAAAATGAAAGGAAAAACAAACAAATTCTTCTTTTATATTTGTTTGGTGAGACGTGAGAAACCGCACTGTAAGTAATACTGGACGGCTCACCGTCCTAAGTGCTTACAGTGCTGGTTTCTCGATTATGATTTGTTGTAGCAACAAACGAGTCGCTTCCGCGCAGCCGGCCTGGCCTACGGCTTTGGCCTACAGGACTTATAAAAATAACTCCTCCCCTCTGGGGGGACTGCGTCGCGACTTTATCTGATTATACTGCCGTTGGCAACTCTCCGAGGGCATTTACTACTAATCTATTTATAGAGCGACTCCCGCTGCCGCTCCGCCGCTGTTTGTATTACCCCACACTGTTTGTTAACCTAAAACGCGTTTGTGGGGTATGTTTGTGGGGTAACTGGCTATATAAGACGAGCCCATTCTGTGACGTCTCATGGCTCAGGCACTTTATTGGCTTTTAACTATTCCTGTCCACGACTTCACTTTGTACTTACCACCACCGGTCGCATACTTACGGGGACAAATCGAAGATGGGGAACAGACGGGATATCGACACTGGCAACTCCTTGCTGTGTTCACCAAGAAGATTCGACTTGCTGGAGTCAAGGATGTCTTCGGTCCTACCTGCCATGCCGAACCAAGTCGATCTAGTGCCGCGGACGACTATGTCTGGAAGGAGGATACGGCCGTCGCAGGTACACGCTTCGAGCTCGGACATCGAAGACATAAACGAAACTGCGCCGCCGATTGGGATGCGATATGGGAACATGCCAAACATGGACGAATCGACGAGATACCCGCGAATGTCCGAGTCACCAACTATCGCACACTTAAACAGATCGAGAAGGACCACCTCCAACCTGTCGCCATCGAGAGAACCGTATACTGTTTCTGGGGGACGACAGGGTCTGGAAAATCACGGCGTGCTTGGGAGGAGGCTGGCCTATCGGCGTACCCGAAGGACCCTCGAACGAAGTTTTGGGACGGATACCAGGGTGGAGATAACGTTGTCATCGACGAATTCCGTGGAGATATCGACATATCACACATCCTCCGATGGTTCGACCGTTACCCATGTATCGTGGAACAGAAATTTGGAGCATCCACCCTCAGGGCCAGTCGGATCTGGATCACTTCTAATGTAGATCCGCGCGACTGGTATCCAAATATTTGCGACGAGACAAGACAAGCTCTGTTACGTCGATTAACAATAACACACTTCAATATACCGTTTATTGTTTAAAGATATGACTTCTCAAAAGATTCCAATGTACTATGATTGTAACTTTCTTTTGCAACGTACGCCATATAGAGATTATGTTCAACATTAACAATAATGTTGCCAGAATCAGTAGCATCGATCATTTTTTCTAAAATAACAAATCGAAACTTTCCCATGGGAATAATATGTCGCGCTGATTCGTCGCCATATGCAGTCGAAACCAAATTAAACATATCGTTAAATAATTTCGAGCCGTTTGAGACCAAACTGGAAGTCTTAATAATACCCGGTTCAATTTTAACCTTTCCGTATTTAGTAAGACGACTAAAGAAACTAGGTTGGATAGGTTCTCGAATATTAGAAGAAGCGACAGGTTGGATTAAACCGTTATCGTAGGCTCCGACAAACGATAAACCAGATGGCTGTTGCAATACACGAAACTGTGGTCCAGTTCCATTGCCATAATAATCCATTCCATACAAAGGAACATTATCAACATCATCTGCTTCCG